CATATTTGTCTCTACCGTACATACCATAGGTTCCTTCTTTATCCATAAAAAGAATAGGAAATGTTTTATGTGCCATTATAATTTTTGGTATACCTTGATATTTACCTGGCTCAATAGATTCATATCCATAAATAGTGTCTTTATAGGTAGTAATAAGGGGATATATATTATCTTTTGTTTTTGGTTCTCTTATTAATTGTGTCTCTAATTCTTTTTTAATAAATGCAATTTTAATTGGATTTATTTTCATAGTGGGTTTGAAAGATTGAATAAGGGAGGCGTTTTGTGTTGGGATGCAATAACCTGGGTTTAAAGTAAAAGAGACAAACTTTGGAGTTGCATGTTGATCATATACTTTTATTATATTTGGATTTGTCGCTTTTGTTTTCTTCACGATGACATAGCAACATGGCGTTTGAGCTTTATAATTAAAAAGCTTATTACTTTCTACACAGGTATAGACTCTAAGATAAAGTATTTGATGTTCTGTAAATAAATTATATATCTTTTCCTTATCTGGTTTTAGCCAGATACAAGGAAGAACCATGGCTAGAATACCATCTGGTACTAAATGTTCCCAGCATCGTTTCACGATTTGTGGCCAAATTGTTTTACCTTTTCTTGATTTTGCACACGGTGGTCCTTTAAACCCGTCTTGATAGAAAGGTGGATTGCCAATAATTAGGTCATATTCTTTTAATGTATGGTCAAAGAAATCACCTTCGAATATATTGATGGTTGGATTATTCCATTTTTTTTTGAATTCTTCTGTAGGATTGATCTCACACCCATCATAGGAATCAAATTTATGGAGTTGTTCTAAGAATGCACCTTGACCAACACCTGGCTCATATATGCGTTTGTATTTTGTCTCTATCATTTTGATTTTTTCTATTATTTCTTTTACTAATTCAGGTGGTGTAAACACTTCTGCAAATTTATGTTTATTCATTAAAATGAAAAAGATTTAAATTATGATTTTTATATTTATTTGAATGGTATTTGACCTTCAAACTCTAATTTTTGATTCAAATGACCTAGTAATAACCATATTTGATATTCTCTATCTGTGCCATACGGATCAATTAAATCCAATTGATTTCTAACATATCGTGTATATGCTAGATGTGTCTCATGTTTTAAAATCACATTACTATCACATACTTCATTATATTTCAACTGCTTTTTATTACAACGATTTGGCATGAGTTTCAGATTTTTTCCAGAATTAAATTCGATATCATACAATACAGGATGACCTTTGAGACATCTTGGGAAAATATGATGCTCATCCATAACTCCAGTATATCCCATCATTTTCTTTAAAAATCTTCTATATGGTTTATTATAAGCAGTACAATCGATTTTATAAAGTGACCTTGATACAATCTGATTAATTCCATTCAAACCACAATAAAGAAGAGACATTTTCATCTTAATTATATATTAATTAACTTTATATATTGGTATAATTCGATAATTATGATAATCAAGATAAACATTTTTTATTTTAGTATAAATGGAATCTTTGGATTCTTCGTTATTGGATTCTTCGTTGTGTAATGTGTTTATGTGTAATGAGAATTCATATTTGAATATAGGTAACCCATTAAAAATTGCTATTTATAATGGATTTAGTTTTCATTATGAAATGTTTGGATATATTATTCATTATTGTAAAACAAAAAATTATGATCTAACTATTTATTCAGATGATAATCTAGGATACAAGGACTATTATAAATCACTTTATTCAATCAATGAGTACAGACCTGTGTCTCTATTTTATTCAGAGAGACAAAAATATGATTTTATATTTTTAATAACAGACGATGATTGGAGTTATAAAAATGATACAAAAAACACAATTTGCATTGATCATTATTACAAAATAAGAAATCATGCGTTTGAAAATCGTATAGCAACACGTCCTTTTTCAAATGAATATTATAGAAAATGGGCATTGCCTATTTATCCCATCATATCATTCAAAACTATCAATGAACCAAATATTGTACTATTATCAGATGATAGTAATTATAATATGAATGTATTGAACCGTTTAAAAGCAAATAAAATAATTCTTCACGCTATTTCAAGAACAATGTCTATAGAAAGATTTAAGAATATTAATAATGACATTGATATCAAGATATATAGAAATATTGATACAAATCAGTTAATAAATATTTTATCAAATGCCTCTTATGTAATTACAGATGTTTCAGAAAGTAAAAGTTATGCAACTGAAATAATTTCAGGATCAGTACCTTTGGCATTTTCAACATTAACTCCATTAATTATTTCAAAAGAGACAAATTCATATTATAAATTTAAAAATGTAATCGAATTCGATAAAAATAGTATGGATCCAATTATTTTACATAATATAAATATGGATGAATTAAAAAAAGAAAGAGATGAAATGATATGTAAAAATCATGAGTTATTTGATTCAATGATCAGTGTTTTGATTTAAATATAATGCAAATATACTAATATGACAAATGAATTAGAAATTGATACCGATACAGAATTGGAGACAGATATGTCAGAATCATTAGAGACAAAGGTAGATATGTCAATCAATGAATCAGAATTATTTATGAAATATAAATCAACTTATTTTGATGCATATATGGATTTGTCAACGCATAGTGTTTATATGATAACAGCATTGTATTTGTTATGGTTTTTTAAAAATAGTTATTTTTCTATGTTCACAATTCCTCTTATGGGATTTATGGGAATTCGAACATTTATTATTTTTCATGATTGTTGTCATAACTCATATACCCCAAGTAAGATATTAAATTATGTGATAAGTCATCTTACAGGTGCACTTGTAGTAACAAGTCCAAATTGGATTATTGACCATCATACGCATCATTTAACAAATGGTAATATTGAAAATAAATATGATTTTACTTTCAACGAAACAACTCTTTTTACAAAAAAACAATATCTCTCTATGAGTGAAAGGGGAAAGAGGCTATATAAATTATACAAAAATCCATTCATGTTTTTTGTAATTGTTCCAGTTTTATATTTTGGATTTCTTCAAAGATTTTACTATGTTGTTAAAAAATACATCTATTCACATGTGAAACATTCATTATTCACAATTATATTTAATCATACATTGAATAATGTAATGGTCTATTTTTATTTATTATGGATATATGAATGCCAAATATTTCCACATTATGTTTGTAGTTTTTTTATTTCAAAAATGATTGCATTTATGTTTTTTCATAATCAACATACGTTTAATCCGTCCTATGTGAAAAATAATGAAGAATGGAATCAGAAAGATAGTGGGATAGAGGGAAGTTCTTTTATTCAAGTTCCTTATTTTTTGAAAAATTTTTTTATGGGAATAGAATATCATCATATTCATCATATGAACTCGAAAATACCTGGATATAATTTACAAAAATATCATGAAGAAGTAGTTGCAAAAAGTGATATGTTTGATAATATATGTATTGTGTCAATGAATGATTTTTATAATAATTTATGGTTATCCTTATATGATGAAGAAGGAGGGAAATACATAACGTTTGATGAAATCAAGGATAAAGATGAAATCAAGGATAAAGATGAAATCAAGGATAAAGACATTTAATTTTTCAATATTTTGTGATAATAAAAAATTGAATGAATAATATTATATCAAAATAGTTACAAAAAATGGATATCCTACGTTCTGCCATTGCTACCTATGCGGCCGGCCCTATGCTGGAAAGTGATGTTGCCCAGATACAATATATGAATCATGCGTTGAAGTCTGTTTTATCGGGCGAAAACATGAATTGTGACGATATGGTAGTTACAAGCGATCCTGGCGAAGAAACGGATGATATTCTAATGATTCGATACATTCTTACTCAGCTTCGTAGTAAAGTACGAGTTATTCTATCGGGCGGAGTATTGAATCCAGATGAGCGATTTGCCGCATTAAAACGCGTGTTTCCAGAATTTGCCGACGCTCAATTTGGAGTTCCTTTTGGTAATATTACGTTTCTACCTGATGGCGTAACTATTCATGATCCTGTAAAATGTTTTGTCAACTGCGGACCGTGTCATTCGGTAACATTGCGATCGATCTTTGATCGGCTGAATGAATCACGGGGTCGTATGATTACAGTTGGTGCAAACTCGGATGGAACTGCAGCGGGTATTAATCAAAAACAAACGGACGAAGGTTCATTGAAGGATTTGAACTGGAATGAATATCTTGCAACGTTGAAGGACGTTGTTATCAAAAACTTGGATGTTGGTATTTCGCGTTATGTTCTTTTGCCCCATCCATCACAAATCAGTGGGCCATATGGATCAATGCCATCAGAATGTTTTGAAGAAATGGTACATACTGCAGCAATGTTCTTTGCATCACGGGCATCAACAAAGGCACCTCCTAAAATCGTCCTTCGTGTAAATGAGGGAAATAGTATTATTGTATCTCAGCACATTGATGTAATGCAGCCTGACCATCCAGCATTTGCATATGGATTAGAACTTATTCAAACATATGCTGCAGGATCACCCTATGAGTTTGGTGTATCTGCTGCAATTCCTTTGATGGCAACCGCATTGATGGGCGGTGTATACAAAGAAGGGGTGTTCGGGTTCGATCCAAAGGACAAAATGGCAAAAGAACATGTGTCTTGTTTGACGCCAGAATCGGCACAAGTATTCCTTTCCAATATTCGTAAACTAGAAAAATTCACTCCAGGTTATGATTTATTGGCAATTATTTTAGCACAATAATAAACAAATAAACAAATAAAATATATACATAATATACAATGGACCCTAGAATCCTATACAGTTTAGAATCTGCTATTATATTTTTTATTATTGCATCACCTTTCATGTATTCCGTTACATCTCCTATTACTAAACTAGTAAAAATTGGTGCATATGGTCCATTGCTTGTTCACTCGCTAGTATTTGGATTAATTGTTTATCTATTAATGGTATTACATTAATGAGATTACATTAATGGTATTACATTAATGGTATTTACATTATATACTTTGTATCCTTTTTTAATTTAGGAGGGTCTGGAAATTCATCTAAATCCATTGCTTCAACTACTTGATTTTGTTTTTTACGATATATATCTTTATATTTCTGATGAACATTTTCATCCATCAGAAATTTAACACTTGCATGAAACTCAGTGAGGCCCTTTGCCATTTCATTCTTAACATACAATGCGTGATAGTCCATGTTTGTATCGGATGTGGTGAATAATTCTTCATTCAATTTTATATCTATATTGCAATTCATGTCACGTGTGATATTGCACTTTATATGTATGTTCATTAAAGGTGCAATATATAAAATTGAACCATATTAAAACTTATATATTTTTTTAAAAAATGTTCCCTCTGAAAATTTGCGGAGCTTGGTGTCTCATTTATACAAGTAATCATTTGTTCATGCCAAATTCAAAATTACAGATTGATTATAATCGTGTAAAATTCTCTCCAAAAGAAAAAGTATGGGGATTAGATATTACAAAAAATATGTACGGAGTAGTTCGTATTGATGGTGATACAAATTCTATCAATACAAATCGTGCCAAAATTGTTTGGATGAAATCTATGGATTATGAAGTAGATACACATATTTTACCAGTAATTAATTTGCCTCATAAAGGTATGTTTTGTCAAACTCATATAAGTTACAAACTAGATGATACATTGACCATAAATGATGGAATATATGACTACGTATTTACCAGAGACTTTAGTGATAAAAAAAATGACACTTTGATAAGGGCGTTTATGACACAATTGATTTTAGATCATGTAATCAGACATATTCAATTATAAAGATATTTGTATAAAATGTATAAAGATTTGAATTGTTTTTTATAAAGATGAAATTTATTTTGGTAGATTCTTTTGATTTGATTTGGAATGGAAAAACTGCAAGATATGATGAAGGCGTTTCAGGCAGTCATAATGCTCCAATGTATTTAGCTGAAGCATTGGCTAAAGATCATGTTGTTGAACTTGTATCTACTAAAAATAATATTATCGAAGGTACCCATTTGAATGTTAAATATACTAATTTTAATAATTTTGAGAGAACATCGTGTGATTATATTGTTTCTACAAATTTTATGACAACTTTAGATATATTGGATAAAATTACGTCGTACAACAAAATATTGATTTTGACACATAATGAATTGGTTCATTTTGGAAAAATGCTAAGTATACCTGCTGATAAAATTATAATTTGTTATATATCTGAATTTGCAAAAAGGAATATATTAAGTCTTCAGCCATTTTTAACGAACTACAAAAGTATGTTGTTGTATAATTCTATTGATTTGAATGATATGCCTCCTTTTAATACAAATGAAAAGGGTAATAATTTGTGTTATTTTGCTTGTATTGAAAGAGGTTACAAATTGACAGTTGAAATATTGAAAAAATTAAATCAAATAAATGATACAAATCAACCAAATGATACAAATCAAAAATACACATTGTACACAAACACTTATTATGAGCCATATCGTCATTTAATGAATCAAAATAATGATTCAGTAGTAATTGTAGAAAATTCTGCAAAATATACTATTTTTGATTATTTGAAAAAAAGTAAATATTTTGTATATCCATTGATAAATTTAGATACGGGTATCGTGCACTATGATACATTTGGATATGTTGTCTTAGAAGCATTACTTATGGGCGTTGTTGTAATTGCACCTAAAATTGGTGTGTACGAAGAATTATATGGTGATGCGGTTTGTTATATAGAGACAGATGATATCATACCAAAGGAGGATTTACTCAATTGGAAAAATAATCCTTATTACAAAATTAATCGTAATTTTGGATATCCTGTTATGGATAGATATATTGAAAAAATTAAGCTTTTAGATAATGATGAAACCTTAAGAAACTCTTATATTCTAAAAGGATTAGCACTAAAAGAAAAGTTTTCGCATATCAATATTGCGAATCAGTTACTTTCTTTTTTATCACAATTTGAAAAAAAAACTCTTCCATATAAAATACATGAAATAAGTCCAAGTCCATCTATGACATCAAATATGACTTCGAATATTACTTCAAATATTACTTCAAATATTACTTCAAATATTACAAAATTAAATGAACAAAATCAGACATTTTTTTTTCAGGATGATGAAGTTAAATTGAAAAACCATTTGTCATCATTGAGTAATTTACAAAATTTTCCAGTAGGTCATACTAATTATTTGTATAATTTAAAAAAGAATGGTTTTGAACCAAAAGTCATTTATGATATTGGATCATGTGTTTTACATTGGACAAATGAAGCAAAAAAATATTGGCCAAATGCTACTTATATTTTATTTGATGCTTTTGATCCAGTTGAGTTTTTATATGAAGGTTATGATTATCACATAGGCGTTTTGTCTGATTCAGAAAAGACGGTTAAATTTTATGAAAATGAATATTATCCTGCAGGAAATTCATATTATAGAGAGATTGCTTTGGATAATGGAAAATATTTTCCTGAAAATAAATTTATAGAAAAGAAAACTAGAACATTAGATGATATTGTAAAAGAACGCGGATTTCCATTACCAGATTTTGTGAAAATAGATGTTCAAGGTTCAGAAGTAGATGTAATTACAGGAGGTATGAATACATTGAAGAATGCATCAAAAGTAATTGTAGAATTACAGCATACTGAATATAATAAAGGTGCATTATTGAGTGATGTATCTTGTCCTCTTATAGAAAAACTATTGAATATGAAATGTACAGATCCACTTTTTACAAATAATGGATGTGATGGTGATTATTGTTTTACACGAGTATGAGTATAAGTATGCGTATGCGTGTAGAATTAAAGGTGTTCTTCTATTATTTTTATTTGTTCTTCAGGTGTAAGGTTAGATAATATTTTATTTATTTCTTTTTCACAAATATCATCTTTCTTTTTTTGAAAAATACGTTTAATCATTTCTTTTCCGTATTTTTCTTCAAGTTTACGTATTGGGTCTTGTCTCCATAATTCTATGATTTCTTTTCTTGTATCCTTTGATAATTGAGTTGTTTTCATTACAAGAAGCAAATCTTCTTCCGTTTGAACTCCTTTGTTTTTGTTATATTTATTTACTTGTATATTTTTATAAACCTCTTTTATTTCATTTAATATGTCCATTAAATTAACATAATTTATTATATTCATAATAAGGTTTAATTATTAAAATTTTTACAATAAAATATATCAAAAATAAATTAGTTGACCAACACCAAACAGAAGTAAATGTTTTTTCTTTATAATAAAATAAAAGTGTTATAAATAATGTAAGTATTATCATAACTGTTATTTCGATATTGTTTATAAATAATGATGCAAATACATAGAAACCTAAATATATGAATACAATTATTTTAGATATAGTATTTTCAAAATTAAACCAATCCCATGATAAATGTCCATTTTTAGCAATGGATGTATGATATTGTTTAGGATTTAAACTAGTATATCTATTTACACATATAGTAAATAATATGAAAAATAATAATAAGCAATATTTGATAGTTGTATTTTCAATTATTAATATGATTATTCCTATTTGTATAAGAATAAGTAACAATGCAAATATTGATAATAATTTATTTATTGATTTATTATTTATATTTTTCCATAAAAAATATTCAATTAACTGCATAGATGCACCTGAAAAATAAAATAAATACACTAATGGATTTTTAAATGCTTCTAATCGATATTTTGTAAAACTTGCTAAAAAAATGAATATTAATCCCATACATGCAAAAATAAAAGTATTAATTGATATATCTGCATTCCAACACATTACAATATATACATATTATAATTAGTATAGTATTATCGTTTTGTCTCTGAATTAAAAAAAGGAAAATAGTACACTATCATAAAGATTGAACAAATGCATTGGTGTGATCATTATAATAATTGTGTTTCAACTTTGGGTAATTATAATACGCCAGCAGATTGTCTTTGTAACCAAATGATTGGGTTTTAATGAGTTTTTGATACCTTTGGGTAAGGCTTTAAAAGTCAAATGAATCATATTGAATGATTCCTAACAGGGGAATATAAAATTGAAACATAATTTATTACATAATTTGTCTCAAACACCGTGATGTCTTGCCTTGTTCCCATCATCGTCCACTCCCAAGATATGGAATGCATTTCTGGTATTGAAAAATATTTTGAGACAACCTCAAGCTCAAATTGTGTTAAATCAGTGATGACCGATGGTAAAAATCTATATATTGAATTCAATCCTTTCAAAAAGGATTTGGATATAAAAATTCGTAGATTTGTCTCTATCATTGAAAACGGGACATTTGAATATAACAATAAAATATTTAAATTAACTAGCCAATATTATAATCTTTAATCAATATGATCTTAATATAAATATAAAATCTATTTTTTATTAAATGACTGTTATTAATGGAATTGAAATTGATGATATTGATTACAAAGTCAATGAAATAAAATATGCAATCAAAAATAATGATCCAATTGAAGATAAATTACACGTGATTTTGGTTATTTCAAATCCTTGTTTATTTGCTAGACGTTATATATTATTAAAAGAATTTGTAAAGCGAATAGAAGAAGAAGAAGAAGATGTAATTTTATACATTGTAGAAATGGCTTATAAAAAACAGAAATTTATTGTTACTCAGGAGGGGAATAAGAGACATCTACAAGTTCGAACAGAGGTACCTTTATGGCATAAAGAAAATATGATTAATTTAGGCGTAAAACTATTGCCTCCAGGATACAAAGCATTCGCATGGATTGATGCAGATATTGAATTTGATAGCGTGAGTTGGGCAAAAGACGCGTTGCGAATATTGAATGGATCAAAAGATATTATTCAATTGTTCAGTCATGCAGTAGATATGTATCGTGATGAGTCAAATATTCATATTTTTAATAGTTTTGGATATAGTTTTTGTAAAAAAAAGAAATATAGTAAAACTGGTGCGGATTTCTGGCATCCTGGATTTGCTTGGGCCATCACGAGAAAAGCATATGAGAAAGTTGGTATTTATGATAGAGCAATATTAGGTTCTGGAGATCACGTCATTGGGTTGTCTCTAATCAATAAAGTAGATATGCAATCGGACGATTATTCTCAGGCATACAAAGATGATATGTTGGCGTATCAGTCCAAAGCAAAGGGGTTACGAGTTGGATATGTTCCTGGTGTGATTCGTCATTATTATCATGGATCAAAGAAAAATAGACAATATGCTGAACGATGGAAGATTCTTATTAAATACGATTATGATCCCAGCATGATTGAATACGTGGATGGAATTATTGTTCCTGGTCCGACGTTTCCTCAAGCGTTTTGTGATGAGATAATGCAATATTTTTTGGAAAGGAACGAGGATGAGACATAATTCGTCTATACAAATCTGGAAATTTGCTTGATCCAACATAATTACATATAAATTTATATATTACATCAGGGAGATTAATCAATGAAACAATTTTTTTTACAACCCTCCTGTATTTAATTGTATTTTTCATATGGTCCCGTTTTACGGAGAGAAGTTGTTTGTTGATTTCGATAAGATCCATTTTGCATAAGAATTCATTATTATTTATGGTTCAATTTTTTATGATTTTATATTTTTTATTTAGAGACAATATATATACAATACTATGAAGTTCTTGGTATTCTTTGCACCATTTGTTAAAAATATTGACAAACCTATTTGTAAGGATTGTAAATATTATAAATATAATCCACATTATAATGAACCTCAGTTTGCAAAATGTACTTTCTTTAGTGAAAAAAATATTTATAATGGAGAGATTACATATTTAGATGTGTATAGTGCTAGGGTCATGTGTGGACTAAACGGAACATATTATACGCCAAAATAAATTAAAATGTTTAAAATAAAATATTGTACTTAATTACATGTATAATAATTTATACTTTAGAGACAGACGATCACTTCAACCACAAGTTCAGACACAAGTTCAACCACAAGTTCAGGGTCAAGGTGTTCAAGGAGAACAAGGATTGCAAGGCCCACCGGGTATTCAGGGTCCTCCAGGACCACCGGGTATTCAGGGGCCTCCAGGACCTCCAGGAGAAAATAGTGGTGTTCCAGGTGAAGTAGGTCCTCAAGGTCCTGCTGGTGAACAGGGTGTTCAAGGTCCTGCTGGTGAACAGGGTCCTCAAGGTCCTGCTGGTGAACAGGGTGTTCCAGGTCCTGCTGGTGAACAGGGTGTTCCAGGTCCTGCTGGTGAACAGGGTGTTCCAGGTCCTGCTGGTGAACAGGGTGTTCCAGGTCCTGCTGGTGAACAGGGTGTTCGAGGTCCTGCT